TTACGCCTCTTTTTATTTAGCTCCAACTCCTGATCAAAATTATGCTTTTACATTAATTTACTTAGCGCTTCCTTTATTTAACGCTGATAACCCTGAGAATTTTTTAACGCTTCGTTATCCTAGTTTGCTTTTATATGCTTCTATGCTTGAGACTATTCCTTTTTTAAAAGGAGATGAGCGTGTACCGGTGTTTGAATCGTTATACAATAGGGCGTTCCAAAGTATTAATAAAGATGCTGAGAAATTATACACTGATCGGAACTCTAAGAGGGATGTAGATTAATATGCCAGGCAATCTTTTTCCTTTAACATATAAACCAGGAATTAAAAGGGATGGTACAAAGTTTCAATCAGAATATTGCACTGATGGTCAGTGGATTAGGTTTCAAAGGGGAGTAGTAAAGAAAATAGGAGGAATGCAAGGAACAGCAATATCAGCTGCTGTTCATACATTTACCAGTTTTGGCACAAATATTTCAAATATTTTTTTAACCTCTTCAGCAGTTAATAATAATATTTATGCTTATATAGGAGCAAATACAGTATTAGTAAATCCAGACTACACTTCACAAGTTTATAAATTAGAACTTTCTTCTAATTTAGAAGGGGCAATAAGGTTAAGAAGTATAACCCCTTCTCTTGGCCCAAAAACTGCTTTTATGTGGCAGTTTGAAACTGTTATTAGAGATGGAATTAAAAATATTGTATGTTTTGGAGCTGATAACGCGGCCAATGTAGCCCAAAACGCAGCTCCAGTAGCGTACCACGGTTTAGTTGAAGCTGCACCAGGAACTCAATTAAATCCTTTTGCTTTACCACCACTTGCTAATGGAGGAATCTGTTATAGCAATCCATTTTTATTTGCATACGGTTCTAATGGTTATGTAGCTTACAGTAGCGCAGCTGATCCTTTAGACTTTACTGCTAACCGAGTAGGAGGCGGTGAGTTAACTATTTCGAATGATAAAGTTATTTTTGGGTCAGCTATTCGTGGCGGGTCTAACTCTCCTTCTCTTTTATTTTGGACTCTTGGTTCCGTAGTTAAAGTTACTAACGTTGGAGACGTTGCAGTAAATTTTAAAATAGATGTAATTTCTAAAAGTTCCTCAATTCTTTCTTCCAGATGCGTAGTTGAATATGATGGTGTTTTTTTCTGGATTGGGACGGACAGGTTTTTTGTCTATAACGGGATAGTACAGGAAATGCCTAACACTATGAACCTGAATTATTTTTTTAATAATATAGATTTAAATTATAGACAAAAAGTATTTGGCGTTAAAAACACAAGATACGGTGAAATCTGGTGGTTTTATCCAGAAAAAGGCCAAGGAGGTGTTGTACAAAACACTCGAGCCTTAATTTACAATAAACGTGAAAATTCTTGGTACGACACAGAGATTAGCCGGGATTCTGGAGTATTTTTTGAAAATTCAGGATTTATGTGTACTTTTGGTAAAGCTTTACAAACTCCAGATCAATATTTTTATATATGGCGACATGAAGTAGGAATAAATCAACATTGGTCACCAGTCGCGGCAGGAGGAAATGCAAGACAAATAGTTCCTATTCCATCTGGTTTTACTACGCCGGTATTTTCTTGGTCAGCATTTAATCCTTTGAAACAACAAACAGGAATAGATAGATGGGTTGATTTACAAAGAATAGAACCTGATTTTTTAATGGATAATGATGCTGATGAGATAAACCTTGTTGTTAACACTAAAGAATACGCACAAAACCCTAATGTTCCAAGTGCTCCAATTCCTTTTACTCGAGTTACTGGTAAACTTGATATGAATATACAAGGTAGACATATGAGTTTTTTATTTTTTTCAGATAAAAATTTTGAAATGGGCTACACGATGATAAAACTTGGAATAGGTGATGGAGACGCGTAGGAAATGATTAAAGTAGTATGGCCTGAATATATTGGATTAAAAGATTGGGCAGCTGCATTAACAGTAGATTTTCCAAATGAAAACATACCTTTACTTGAGAATGAGGAAAAATGGCAGGAATGGGGTAATATAGTAGTAAGTACAGGAATATTTGCAAAAGCTAGTATTCCAGCTTCTTTTTCCGTTAAAGAAGGTAAGAAAACGATAAATTTCGATAAATGGCAGGAATGGGCAAAAATAGTTTATAATATAATGGCAAACGCACAGGGAGAGAAAAATGTTTGAAAAATTTAATAACAACTTTCAAAACACAGTAACAGCGCCTAATACAAATTTTAATCCATATCAGGATCAATATTTTGGACAAAATGATCAAACTCCTTATGTGCAAGGAATGAGTCTTGCTACTCCAAAGCCAATGCCTGGTAATTTAACCGAGCAAAATTTATATCCTCTTGAATCTTCACTTGCTACTCCTTACTTAAATACGCCAGTAGGAGCTCCTTATAAAAGCGGCGGAAAAGTAAAAAGTCAAAAAGCCAATCCTTATCCATCCTTAGCTGAAATGATTAGGCAACAGGGAAAAGGGGAAGATACAGTACTTGCTCATATTAACCCTTTGGAAGCTGAAATATTAAAAGGGTTAGGCGGAAAAGGGACGATAAATCCTAAAACCGGTTTGCCTCAATTTGGCTTTTTCAAGAATCCGTTTAAAGCAATAAAAAGCGTACTTGGAGGAGGTGCAGGGGCTATTCTTGGCAACATGATTTTACCTGGGGTAGGCGGTATTATAGGTGGAGCACTTGGTCAGGGCGTTCAGCACGCAGCTAGAGGAAAGAGCCCGTTAGCAGGAGCTTTAAAAGGTGCTGGAATGGGCGCAGCTCTTCCTTCTGTTGCATCTGGCCTTGGATGGGGAGCAAGCAAATTAGGGGCTAATAGTCTTGCCTCTTCTCTTACTAATTATGGAAATACTAATGCCATATTACCTGCACTGGGGCTTGGAGGGGGAAGTAGTAGTAGTTTGATGGGAGGAGCTAAGGGAGCAGGGCTTGCTTCCTTATTGACTTCTGGAGGTGGTACAAAAGGACAAATTCCTGCTGGTTATGGTGGTCTTGGAGTAGGAGCAGGAAGTGATGCAGCGGCAGCTGAAGATTTGCCTTTTATGGATAAATTAATTGGTAAAAGTAAAGATTACCTTTCTGACCCAGCTAACCTTTTGACACTTGGAGTAGTGGGTAGTTCATTTATGAATAGACCTAAAAAAGAAACACCGGAAAAAAGAGCTAGAGATGAAAAAGCTTATCAGAAGGGCTTAATGTTAACATCTGATGAATTAAAACAGAAAGAAGCTCAGGATTTAGCGTTAGCTCAAATGAAGCGTAGGGTAGAGCGTAATAAGTTTTTACCTGAGGAAAGATTTGCTATTGATCCTTTATATGTCAAAAGCAACACTCCAGAAGAATATAAAAAAAGCGGTAGATGGTTAAACTACTATAATAACCCTGATTTTAGCGGTGAGCCTTTAGTTATGAAAAAAGGCGGTAAAGCTCAATCGCAAGGTTTTTTTGAAGAAGAAGAAATGGAATATCCATTAGGACTTGGTCGTTATATAGCAGGAGAGACTAAAGGACAGGATGATAAAATCCCCGCTGTTCTTTCTGATGGTGAGTTTGTTATTCCCGCGGACATAGTATCAGATTTAGGAGATGGAAATAATGATGCTGGAGCAAAAGAGCTTTATAAATTCATGTCAAATATTCGTAAACATAAAAGAGGCGGAAAGGTTGAGCTTCCTCCAAAAGCTAAATCCTTATCAAGTTATTTAAAAGGAACGCCTAAATTAGCAACTTCTGACAAATCACTTGCTAAATACATGAGAGGGCATTAATGGCAAAAACATCTTACGCTCCAGAGGAATTAACCAGAGAAGCCTATAAATTACTTGCTAGGGAAAAAGCAAGAGTTGGTGGATTAAATTATGCTCCTTATAGAGGAGCTACTGTTTCCCCGATGTCCAGTTTAACAGATAGGGCAAGAACATTACAGGAACAATTTGCAGCAAAACCAGCTCCATATTCAAATAAAATCCAAAGCGTTCTTTCACGTGATAATCAAGGAATAACACCGGCTAACGTACAAGAGTTGCTTGGCCAACTTCAAGGAGCGCAAAGAAATTTTACCCAAGGGCCTATTCTTGATAAACTTCGAAACGAATTTAGAACGGCTATAGAACCACGAATTGGAGGTTTTACTGGTAGAATTGAGGGTGATATAAATAGATATTTACCTGAAGCACAAGGAACACTGGAGAATCTTGCTAAAACAAGCGGTAATCTGGAAAGTTCCCGTAATCGTCAAACTGCTAGGACATTTCAGAATTTACAGGCAGATAAACAAGCACGTCAGCAAGCATTAATCAATAATCTACAACAGTTTGGAGCTCAAAAACAAGCTTACAATAATATGGGGATTGGAGCAGCTAGAGCTCAGTTTGATAGGGAAGCAAACGAACCTTACAGGAAACTTCAATTATTAGAACAAGCTTTAAGAACCACAGGAATAAATCCAGACGAGCCGTTACATCCAGATTTGGCAAAATCACAATCAGAACAAATAGCGCAGGCTTTAAGAGCTTATGGAGTAGACCCATCAAAGCCGTCAAGCCAATGGACTACTACGCAGTCTCCTCGTTATACTGGACAATTAGTCGCTGGATTACCTGCTGAAATTGAAGCAAGCGGTAACGTACTTGGAAGACTTGAGCCAAAACTTCGGGATAATTATACCGATCAAAGAAAAGCGCTTACTAGAAGCTTGTTAGATAATCCAAGTTTATCAGCTACAGCTCTTAACAATTTAAACCCTGCGATGGCAGGTAGGGTTTCAATGCTTGAGCAATCCGCCGCGGAGAGAATGCAAAAGGATTTGGAAGCTCTTAGTAATCAGTATATAAGACTTGGTCAATATAGATCTCCGCAACATTTAAAAGCAGCAGAAGAGCGAGCAGCAGAACTTAATAAGGGCGTTTTAGAAGCAAGAAATAAAATTTTGCAAGAATCTTTAAGAGATCAACTAACACTTGGTCATGAAGGTGAAATTGATAAAATAAAGCAATTAGGTCAGATAGGAGCTCAAAGTCATAAAGGTTATGGGGATTTACTTAAAAACATAAGAGATACTAATCAGCTTGGAGCTACAAAGTTTGTTAACAATCAAGCTGAAAACGAGGATTTATATAAGAACTACCAGAATGAAAATTTATGGCAATGGCCTCACATGAGAGCAGCGGCTAGGAATGAGGGAATGCAAGCTGGTATAGGAGAAGGGCGTTTTAATGCTCTTGGAGAGGTATTTAGAGGTCTTGGTGATAGAAACATCAGTTTAGATAATCTTGCTGCTTTAAACACACGATATAGCGAAATTGAAAAAGAAGCAGCTACACCTTCTAATCCTATTAATGATCAAAATGCCGCTATGCAACAAATGCAACAGGAACTTACCACGCAAAGACAAGCAGAAGCTACGCGTTTGCAACAAAGACAGGCTCAGGAAGCAGAAAGACTAAGGCAACTTGCGCTGGAACAACAAAGGATGGAACAAGCACGTGCTGCTGAAGCGCAACGTGTAGCCCAAGAACAAGCACGCCAAGCTAAAATTGCTCAAGGAAAATTATCGCTACGAAATGTTGAATTACAAAGACAACAAGCTGAATTAGCTAAAATTAAGCAAAGATTTGATTTAATGCGCGGACTTGGTATGGACTATCATGGATATGAAAGAGATAAAGCAAGAATAGCAGTATTAGAACCAAGAATACAGAAGATATCGGATAGTATTAAGAATTGGAAAAGATATGTTTAAAAAGGGAGCTAATATAACATTATGGTAGGAGCTAAACAATTCGCAATAATGCGTAAAATTATAGAAGACAAGAAAGAAAATCCTATTGTTAAAAATATTAGCATGCCTTTATTAAAAAAAGAAGAAAGTAAATTACATAAACTTAAAGGCAATTTATTTGATAAATACAAATTTGATTCTAAAATTTTGACAGAACTAAAAAAACCAGTTCAAAACAATGAAATCATACAAAAAAAAGAAGTGAATAATTTTTCAAAGCTAAGCGGAAGTTTCCTTGATAAATTTGATTTTAATCCAAAACAAACCGAAACATCAGATAGAACTATTTTAAAACCAAAAATAAAGCCTGTTACAGAAGCAAAAAGGAATAATATTGATAAATCATTCACACAAGAAAAAGTTAATCCTCTAATACAAAATATAAGTGCTCCCCTCTCAGTAATGAAAAGTAGCGACATTCGCAAATTCAGTGAAGGTTTATTTGATAAGTTTAATTCTCTTTCAAAAATAATAGCAAAATCTCAAAAACCGATAGAACCCCAAATAATTAAGGAAGAAAAACCGAAAGAAGAGGAGAAAAAGAAAATTTCAGAAGAGGTGTTAAACAGACTTACTTATGATGTATTCCAAAATATTAAGAGTTATTTGGAATATCATCCGATTAACAAGCCTGTTGTTCCTGAAAAAAGTAAACATATCAAGTTGGAAATTACTTTATGACAGAAGACGAACGCTTTGATTATATTATTAACATTATTTTATCTAACGAAGGAGGGTATAGCAATAATTCCAATGACAAAGGCGGTATAACCAAATTTGGTATATCAAGGCGTTCTTATCCTGATGTTGATATTGCAAACCTTACAAAAGTAGACGCTAAAAACATTTACAAAAGGGATTTCTGGGATAAATACCTTTATAAAAACATTAATAATCTAGAAGTAGCTACCAAGTTTTTTGATTTAGCAGTTAACATAGGACATTACTGGGCTTGTATTCTTGTGCAACGTGCGCTTAGGGCTAGTGGTAAAAATGTGGTTGAGGATGGTAATTTTGGCCCTAAAACTCTTGATGCAATCAATAACGTTGATAGTACTGATCTACTCGCTGCTTTAAAATCAGAAGCAGCTGGTTATTACAGGACTTTAGCTGCTATTGATAAACAGGACAAAGTGTTTTTAAAAGGATGGCTAAATAGGGCTTATAGTTAATGTTAAAACACAAATTTAAAGCAAAAGCGACAGAAACTGATGGAATTAAGTTTGCTTCTCAGAAAGAAGCTAAAAGATATAGTAGTTTAAAAATGCTTCAAAAAATAGGAGACGTACTTTTCTTTTTAAGACAAGTACCTTTTCATCTACCAGGAGGCGTAAAATACGTATGTGATTTTTTAATATTCTGGGCAAACGGCACTGTTACTATTGAAGATGTAAAAGGATTCAAAACAGAAATCTACAAAGCTAAAAAAAAGATGGTAGAAGATATCTATCCCATAACAATTTCAGAGGTTTAAACAATGAAATATAGTCAAATGATAATTATTATTTTAGCAATTATAATCGGTTTAGGTTCAACTTATTTTTTAGGAGACGATAACCCCGTTGAGGAAGTGTCTGAAAAAGTAATACAAGAAGAAACTGGAGTAAATATTGATCTAACTCCAAATAGTTCGGAAAATAAAAAGAATTAAAAATTTATTACTGTTTCTGCTGCCATTGTTCTTAAATCAGAGCGAGAAGATTCTTTTTTAAATTCCTCCAGTTCTTCTTCTGTTTGGTCGCTTAAAGAAGCGCAACTGGTAAGAATAAAACACAGTGATATTAAAATAAATTTATTCATTTTTATGCCACCTCTTTTTCTTTTTTTTTACATAGAGCAAAATACTGATCTACATATTGTTTGATTTTGATAATACTTTCATCAAGTACTTGTCCAATCTTTTGTTGCATTTCATCATCTCTAGGTACTCTATAGATAAATATTTCTCTATCATTTATTGCATGTTGTGGATTATAAAGTACATAATCACACCAGCTACGACCACAGACATACATGTTAAATTGCATTTGAATATAATAATCATTGGGTATGACTTTTAACCCCTCTGAAGATATTTGAAGTAATTGCCTAAAATAGTTGTTTGAATCAGGTACTTTAATTTCAATAAGTCCATCTTCATCAATTAAACCATCTGGAGAACAGGCAAGGTAATCATCTACTATTACTATGCCAACTTCTTTTACAATAGAAAAGGTTTCAAGTAAATAACGGGTTCTAGCAACTGACTCAAAATTACTTCCCCGTTGCATGTGAAGATTATTAAAACTATCCCCATCAGATTTACAGCGTGTTACTATTTCATTAGCTTTGTCATAAAGGTACTTTTCTTTTGCAGCAGGAGTACCTAGTAACTTGCTAAAAGATGAACCGGTAATCTTTCCTAATCTAAGATTATGCCATTCATCGCTGCCCTGTTGTATATCAGTTCTTATGATCATGCCGCTTGAATATTTTTAGATTGTAAAAACTCTTCTTTCAAAACTTGAAAATTAGCTATTCCATTTTTGACAGTTTCAATATTACTGCTATCAATGTTATGGAATTTAGTAAATTCTTTGGTATTTAGACGATTACTATTGCAAAGAGTAATTAGCTCGTTGATAAGTTCCTTACTTTCTTCTTCTTTTTTGAACTTTGGCACGCTATTACCATCGTCATCTTCTTGAGTAAGACCTATTATAGCAGATAAAGCATAACGTCTGGCATAAGTAATTCCTGCTCCTATTTGCTGCAGCGAGTTACATTGTTTCATCACTACGTTTTCTATACCAAAAACAGATTTTAGCCACTGGCCTGATTCATGGATTAGTAAAGTAACAAGAACCTGTTTATTATCCCTATCTTGAGTTACCAATTGTGAAATTGATAACCCATTATCAGCAAGAGGTTTTTTTATAGCTTGCAAACAACTAGCAAGATCAGCATATTTGTAACCATAAGCCTGTTTATCCTTACTGACATTTTCAATAAGTGATTGTGCCTTACTTAGTGCTACAGCTAAAGCATCTATCTTCTCGCTCATCAAAGATTCAATGTAATTACTTTCCATACCAATACCATGTTTTTTGTATATTATTATTTATTAGTTTTTGTATATACCAATTTTAATATATTAGTATTTTACAAATAATGTTTTACTTCTTTTAAAAACTGGTTTTCACCCCATTTGTCAGTAATTCCAGCTTCCTTAAATTCATTTTCTATAAACTCTATTATTGATGTACAAAAATGCTTTGGAACTACTACCCAATTATCATCAGTTTTAGATTTAAGCCACATAGACAAACTATGTGTTGATATTCCATCCCCCATATTGAAAAGCAAATTTGATATTTCTTTTCTATGAATTATATAATCGTTTACTTTTTTCTTATTTTCTGTCATACTTTTTCTGTCTTTAATTACTTGCTAATTAACGATTAATTTGTTTTTTTAGACCTACGTCTTTTCTAAGATTCCAAAACAACCTTCTAATAACGTAGGTCTTATTTTTATCTTTCGACTCCTCTAGTTATTGCATAATAAAAGCGTACTTCTTGATCTTGCAAATAAGCAAGGTGTTCTGCTTCTTCTATTTCCTGCTCTAATGCTAATGGGTCATATTCACTAGTATCCCAATCAACACAATATTCTTTTGCTTTCTCAAGTAAAAACTCATACTGGTCAATGTCCTGCATAAGTCTATAGTAATCATCCCCATAGCTTTCATAAGGAATATTATAAACCATAGCCCGCTCTATTTGAGCTTCTATAAACGCTTCTCTAGCTCTTGCTCCGATTCTGGCAAAAGTTTCTTTAGCGGAATCAGATAACTCTACTGGCTCAGATTTAGCCTCATGAAATTTAGGAGTTTCGGTTATATTCTCAGGTAACTGATCAATTATTTTTTTCAAGTTTTCTTCTGATTGTTTTCTTTCTTCAAAAATTCTAATAGCTTCTTTTTTAGCTTCTAAATTTTTTAGAATTTGATAAACTTCCTTAGATGATATTCCTTTTGTAAGTAAAGCTTCTTTGGCTTTGTCGACACTCATAGCTTCTAGTGATTTAGTACCAGAAACTATTGTATCATGGTTTAAAGAAAAATTGATTTTCTTGTGATTTTCAATTTGAGCTTGACGTAAAGGTAGGGTTGAGATATTTT